ATCGTCGGCAACATCTTTACCATCTCACTTCGGTCTTTACGATCCTGAGACCTCTCCTCGTACCTGTCTTTCAGCCTGAGTCGCTCAAGAGCTAACAAATGCTCGGCTCTCTTGCGCTCCTCATCCAGTTCCGCCTCTCGACGGGCCCTTCTAAGGTCAGCCTCCTTTTCTCTGGCTTCAGACAGTTTGAGCTGATGTTCTAGCTCCGCCATTTCCTTGGCATACTGCTGCTTAGTCTGTTCCAACTCCTTCTTGACTTGGGCAGTTGCATACTCAACGCTCGCCAAGCTCATTTTCTGTGCTTGGGTCAAATCCCCTAGATGCCTGGCATCCTCGAAGGTTCGATAGATGCCGAACTTCTCATGATCAGGGGAATCCAATGGAATTCGATTGACAGAATAACTGCCGGTGAAAAGCTCACCTGCATCAGGATCACTCGAACCAATATAAATTCCATCGCGTCTTTCTGGATCTCGCTTCGTACGAACCCGATACACCTGGTTCGCAATGTTAATAAATCGATCACCAAACCTACCGGTGTTGTCGACAATCTCCACGCAATAGCCGAAGCTTTCCCCGCCTACCTTCACAGGAGTTTCTGCCATCATCTTGAGGCTGCGTCCCTCCTCGCTGTGCGGATGAGCCGGAACATAGGCGATCGGCAACATCGACACAACACAATCGGTTTCGTGATGATACACGCTCCGACCGTGTGCTTGCAGTTGCTCAAGAGTGATGGGATGGTCCAAGACTAAGTTCGCTCGGGCATAAAGCCCTAGCTTTTCGTCGGACTCTTTCAGTGCTTGTTTCAACTTCTGGAGCACTATGGACGAGCTGTCATCAACTCCATCTAATACCGCCCTCACGTTTTCTTTTACTTCTGGTGTGAACTGAAACTCGGTACGGATGACGAAATCCCGGCTACGGAAGGTGGTCTTAGGTGGGATCGTCACCGGCAGACCAGACCTTTGTACAACTGTAATCGGAACTGTTGTTGCGTTGATGAAGCTAATCCTGCGACAAGCCTGGATTGGATCACTCCAAGCCTGGCCTCCCGCCGAGCCCAACGTCACATCTCCAAAGAACGTCGGACTACTCGTCGCTGGACTGGACATACGGACTCCAAATGCTAAGCGTTAAGTCAGGTACTTCTTAATCCTAACTGGCCTATTCAAACTGTTGCCATGGAAATGATATATCATTGAAAGATTTTTGAGCAACAGCATAAAAGCCGAGCCTAGGCTCAGCGTTCTATGACGGCATAAACCGAAGTCGAGCGGGGCCTTTTACGGCTCCGCCCGCCTTACGTAGCACTTCAAGAAGTTCCGTTGCCGGTTCTCCTCAATAGATAAGTCTACTAAGGTAAGAATTTACGCCCAGCAATTCTGACAGGACCACCTCACCTTTTGAACCGACGGCATAAAAGCCTCCCCCAGGTTTCCCCAGGGGAGGCTCCAGCCCCAACAGCTGCACTACTCGGCAACGCGTTTAACCTGTCCAGACGGTGAATCCGTTCAGGTCATTCACTTCTACCAAGCGGGTTCTTCAGACCGTGTGCATGTTGACCGGCACCTTGGCCGTCACGACGTTCTCGATACCGCTCACGTCGATCGAACCCATGATCGGCAGGTTCACGATGTGCAGGAACGACGGCTGAACCGTGATTTCCTTGCTGTTCGCGCCGTTGCGGTGCAGCGGCAGGATCAGCGTGAGTTCCGGCTTCCACGCCATGTTGCCGAAGTGCATCGGGTTCGGCACGCCTTCCTTGCCTTCACCGAACTCGCCGAACGAGAAGCGGATCTTGCCACGCATGTTGATGTTCAGCGTCGAGACGATCTTGACGTTGAAATCGTTGCCCAGCGTACGGAAGTCGCCCGTCACTTGGAGGTAACGTGCGATGACCGGATCGGTACCGATGATCACGGTCGGCGTTGCAGCGACGCCGCCAGCCAGTGCGTCGGCAGCAGCCTTGAAGCCCGAGTCGCGATACATGCGGTAGACCATGTCGCGCAGCATGTTCACCAGCGAGGCCTGGATGTCGGCCGCACGTTCGTGCGACTTGATCGAGTCCACCACAGCCGGAGCGCTGTAGTTCTGGTGCTCGTAGAACGGGGTCACGAGGAAACGTGCCACGCCCAGGATTTCCGGATCGCCTTGATACAGACCGCCGTTCTGGGTCACGAGTTCTTGCAGCGCGCCTTCGGCTTCGAGCAGCTTCGCGACAGCCGCGTTCGACGTACGGATGTGCGTTGCCGTGATCAGCGCTGCGAGGTCGCTCGCGTCGTTCTGGTCACCCAGCGTCAGCGGACGCGGGATCGTGATCGGCGACAGGAGCGGCACGCCGTAAACCATGTTGTAGAACGTCAGGTCGAGCAGCTGACCGCGTTCACGACGGTTCGTGTTCGTGCGACGAGCGTTCAGGTCGTAACCGATGACCGCGGCACCTTGCAGAGCCGTGGAGATCGTGGCGCCCACGCCGGTCGTCGGATCGACGATGTTGCCCGACGAATCGCGGATTTCGTAGATCGACACAGCACCAGCCGACAGTTGCGTGTCAGCGAGTTCGAGGTTGACCGTACCGAACACTTGCAGCGACAGCTTGACTTCGTACTGGCCCGAGACGATCGGAGCGAGCACGGTCGATGCCGTACCGTCGGCCTTCGTCGTGTTCTGGTTGATCACCAGCGCATTGCTGATGAAGTTCAGCGACATCAGGCGGTAGTTGTTCTGCACCGAGTACGTGAACGTACCCGATTGCATGTTCGCCACCGACTTGAACTTGATCACTTCCGTGCCAGCACCCGAGCCGACCGACAGGTACAGCGCGTCCAGCTTGATGGCCGGGTCGATCGCGTCCGTCGAATCGAGCATGCCGGTTTCGAGCAGCGCGTCGGTCTGGCTGATACCGAGCAGCGAGAACTGCTTGTTGATCGCCAGCGGGCCGGTTTCGACCGAGATGCCTTCGTGCACGATGGTTTCCGTCGGAACGAGCGACGGCGACACGAAGTTGGCAGCAGCTTCCGGACGGTACACCGGGATGATCTTCGACAGATCGTTGCGCAGGATGGTCGGGTCGATCAGAGCCTGGATGATGTTCTTCTTGCCGAAGTTCTTGCTGACCGCGCCGTCGATGGTGCGGCGAACTTCGTCGTACACTTGCACGAGGCGGATCGACACGGTGTAACCGTACTGGTCCGGCGTCACGACGACGGTCGGGAAGAACGCTTCACCGAACTCGTCTTGGCGAGCAGCCTGGAGGTTGTACGCCACCGAGTAGACTGTCGCGGCCTTCGTTTCACGCTCGTCGTAGGCTTCCAGAGCCTTCGACTGACGCTTGTCCATCGCGCCGTTGCCGACTGCGGGGATGTAGGTGTGGCCTTCCAGCGAGACCTTGCGTGCGACCGGTGCCTTCAGGAAGCCTGCCATGTCGCCCGCGACGATCGCGGCGATCAGACCGGCTTGCTTCTGCGCAGCCGTGTGCTTGCCCTTGACGAGGCCGTCGTTCTGGTTCAGTTCCTTCGCGAACGTTTCGCTGATGCCTTCGAGAGCAGCCTTCAGGCCCTTGATCGAGGTATCGAGCTCTTGCGTACGCATAGCGTCCAGCGATTCCATCGCGACGATGGACGTTGCCAAGCCCTTGTCGACCACGGGACCCCGGTTGAACTGATGCTGAACCTTGGCGACGAGCGAGTTGATGGTGCCGAGCTCTTCACCGTTGCCGATTTGATACAGTTTGGACATTTTCTATCCCTTGTGATTAAACGAAGTTGCTATTGGGGCTTGTGACGCTTATGCCGGAACTGCGACTTTCTTCTTCGAAAGCAGCTCCAGCCAGCGCCGAAACCAAGGTGTGCGAGCCACCTCGTCGTGCGGTGCGTACACATACAATGCTTTCAGAATCGCCTCCACTGTGGTGAGGTGGAGATCTTCAGAAGCATTGGACGTATAGAAGCCCGGACTAATGACCATCGCGCCAACGGCAGGTGCTATGTCATAGTAATGAAAAGGTTCGCTGTGGCGCTCGCTTCGACTGTCTTCGCCAAACAAGCGTTCTTTCGCGTCCTTGACGAACGACTCGTCGAACGTCAGCGGATTTACCGTATTAGCCAGTAAGCTCTTTCCATCCTCCGTACGAAGTGTTTCATACCAACCCTGGTACAGGCTCCAGGACCCTGCGTGCACGTCGCCGCCTACAAGATTAGGTGCACAATCCTGCACAGCGACGAAACCAGCCAGATCGGCCGGGGAGCAGAAACGCCGAATCTTTTCGAAATCCAGCGCATCCGCGAGGTTCATCTTGTTTCGATGAACCGTCTCGGCGATCCAATAAGGGATCACCACAATCTTCTTTTCAGCCACGTTCTGCTCCCGAATGGGTGTCGGTGTTAATTTTTGCTGCCGTTCGCCTAGAGTATGTACAGGGGAGGAGAAACGCCCCCGAGAACAACAGGCATACGCAAAGAATCCATCGCTCGAGATTAGTCGCTCAACCACAACATAATCATCATTTTCATAGAGATGATGGGGTAAAAGCGGCGCAAGACTCGAGAACAACATCAATCAACCGCTTCAGAAATGAATAACCGACTCCTTTTGGTGAACGCGATCACCCTGCTCTATCGTGAAAGTCAGCTTCCGCCGACCATGGAACGCTCCCAGAACCTGGTGCGTAACATTGTATCGACGATTAAGCTACCGGAGCAGCAGCTGTCTCTCGATCCGGAAACGGAAATCCTGGCTGGTTTGAAGAGCACAGCACTGGCCATGTGCGATACGCCACAGGATCACGTCTACGAGCCGCTCGAGATCATGCAGCGCATGAAGGTGGTCTGCGGGGAAGACCAAGCGCTTTACGAGGCATTTGAACAGGGTGTGACGGGGGAGCTGGCCGAAGGGTCGCTTAAGCGCACTTGTTTGAACATCCGTCGTACGCTGCAGAATTACTTCCGGGAAGAGAAAGTCAAGGAGATCTTGCACAAAGCAGGGGTCGCCGTGAAGTTCAACCGGGAAAGCATCACGGACATGAAGCAATTCGTGGCCGAAGTGTGTGCGGAGTTGGAACCGTATCAGCAAGATGCGGTGACGAAGGACCCAGCGATCGTGTCGCACGTCTCGTTCAGCAACCTGGACTCGATGACGGAGGTCTTCAAAGACATTCAGCAGGAATCGAATGGTAACTCGATCCTGCGTACGGGTTGGCAAGGCATCAACCGAATGCTACGCGGCGGTTTCCGTCGTGGCGAGCAGGTGGTGATCGGAGCACTGCAGCACAAGTACAAGACCGGTTTTACGCTGTCGATCTTCAAACACCTGGCGCTGTACAACGTGCCGGAGATGATCGACCCCGCCAAGAAGCCGCTGCTGTTGCGGATCTCGTTTGAGGACGACATCAACAACAACATGCGCTTCCTCTATACGTCTCTGAAGGAAAACGAGACGGGTATCGCCGTGACCGACAAGGAGCTGGAACAATCCAGTCCGGAAGAGATCGCAGCGTACGTGAAAGAGAAGATGGGGGTCAATGGCTATCACATCGAAATGCTGCGGGTGGACCCGACCAAGTGGTCGTACATGGACATTTGCAACAAGATCATCGAGTACGAAGCAGATGGTTACGAAATCCATGCACTGATCCTCGACTATCTGTACATGGTGCCGACCACGGGTTGCTCGCAAGGTCCGGCAGGTCACGACGTGCGCGACATGTTCCGTCGCATGCGTAACTTCACGAACCCGAGAAAGATCACTTGCATCACACCGCACCAGCTCTCCACGGAAGCGAAGCAGTTGGTCCGGGACGGTAAGATGGATTTCGTGAAGGAAATCGCGAACAAGGGCTACTATGCGGGTTCGCGTCAGATCGACCAAGAGGTGGATCTGGAGCTATACATCCATATCGAAATCGTGAATGGACAGAGTTGGCTCACGGTACAGCGTGGTAAGCACCGGATTGTGGGGCAAACGCCGTTGATCGACCAGTATTGCGTGTTGCCGTTCCAACCCGTGGGTGGCATCTTGGATGACATCAACGGACCCGATTCTACGAGACGTAAAGTGGGAGGGGGTCCGATTGGTAGCAGTGATGAAACGCCGTGGTATGCAACGTTGGATGATCCTTTGCAACTGTAATTCTTTTCCCCTGTAGTACCGCCGGTGACACCTGGGTCTGACCAACCCAGGTGTTGCTGGCCCTTTATGCCGTTAAAAGAACAAAGCGCCAAAATAGTTATGAATCCATTTTTGGCCCTTACTAATAAATCGCAGAGGACCCCATGTTTTCAGGCCTGAAGCGTCTGATCGGCAAGATCGATGTCACGCAAGATCAAAAGCTTATTCACGTCGAGGGGTTGCCTGCTGACGTCGTAGCAAAAGACATCGCGAAGATCTGGGCAACGAGCAAGATCACGAACTTCATGTTCTCCCAGATGGGTCGATCGAGCATCGCGTTCAATCCGTTCTTCGCACCGGACGTTGCTTACACCCTCAAGACGGTATTGCAACAACGCAGCCGCAATTACAATAACCGCGCGCTGCAAAAGGTCATTGACCTGATGTACGAGAATACGTGGTTGCGCGACACGATCCGAGATGATCACCACGGCATCCTGGACTTCGGCGCGCTGGATCAGCTCAACCTGACCCTGCTGCCACACCAAGAAGAATTCCTGCGCATCTACAACGAGATGGTGCCGAAGATGAAGCTCAAGGGCTACATCTTGGCAGCCTCTCCTGGCTCGGGTAAAGCACAACCGCTGAGTGCAGCCATCAAGGTGCCGGGCGGTTGGTCCATGATGGGAAAGATGCAGGTTGGCACTGAAGTCATTACACCTAAGGGAACGGTCACGAAAGTTACTGGTGTGTTTCCTCAGGGCAAGAAGGACATTTATCGAGTGTCGTTTTCCGATGGGCGTTCTACCGAGGTGTGCGGCGACCACCTTTGGAAAGTGCATCTTCGTCATGAAGGTGGGGAACATTGGAAAATCAAAACCACGAAAGAGATTCTTGAGTCGTCTTCGTTTCGTGACGGTCGTGCTTACATTCCGCTGATTCAGTCGGAGCAAGGTCCTGATCTGGATCTTCCGATCCATCCCTATCTGCTTGGCGTCTTGATTGGTGACGGCTGCATTAGCCAGGAATTTGTTCACGTCAGCAATCCCGAAAGTTTCATCAAAGAGAAAATTGCAGATCTGCTAGATCCCGATATGCAGATAGGGAATCAGATCAATGCAAATGACTTTTCACTTACCGGGATCAAGGTTCCAGGCGAACCTTTCAAGAACAGTCTGAAGAGAAAACTTGCTGATCTGGGCCTGCAGTACAAACTCAGTCACACCAAGTTTATTCCGGAAGACTACCTGCATGCTTCCCATCAGCAGAGATTGGCGCTTCTCCAGGGTCTGATGGATACGGACGGCTATGCTGGAACAGGTGGCAGTGCGACATACACGACAACAAGTTTGCAGCTGGCTGAACAAGTTCAAGGCTTGGCTCACTCGTTAGGCGCTATCGCCACCATTGCGGTCAAGAGAAAATCCTTTACGTACAAAGGAGAGAAGAAGCAAGGTCGAGTATCCTACGATGTTCATATTCGCCATCAGTATCCGGAAGAGCTCTTTACTCTGCCGAGAAAGAAAGAAAGGATGAACAACGATAATCAATACGCATCTAGTCTCAAACTGCGTATTGATCGTATCGAATACGTCGGTCAGAAAGAAGCGCAGTGTATTTCCGTTGAGGATGAAGACCACCTTTACGTGACGAATCAGTTTATCGTTACGCACAACACGATCAATTCGATCGCATTGGGCTTGACGCTGAACACAGATGTCCAGATCTACATTGTACCGAAGAATTCGGTCGATGAAGTCTGGAGCAAGACGCTGGGCACTATCTTTAAGAAACCCCAAGAGCATTCGTTCTGGACCTCGACGTCAAATAAGCCCCTCGAATGGGGCTATAAGCACTACGTGTTCCACTACGAACAGCTGGCGCGCGCCATCGAGTTCTTCAAGGCGAACCAGAATCAAGTCCGTAAGCCGTTCATGGTTGTGGATGAATCCCACAACCTCAATGAACTTGGGAGCCTGCGTACGAACCTCTGGATCGATCTGTGCAGGGTTACCAACTGCCAGCACATCTTACCGATGTCGGGCACACCCTTGAAGGCCATCGGTAACGAAGCCATTCCGATTCTGACCGTCTTGTGTCCGGACTTCGATGAAGATGCGTCGATTCGTTTCCGCGAAATCTTCGGCAAGAACTCCAGTCGTGCGAACGATATTCTGCGCAATCGTCTTGGGATGATGATGTACAAGGTGGACGCGGTGAAGGACATGGAGCCTGACGAGCCTCGCCTGAACATCAAGATGCCTAACGGCGGGATGTATACGCTGGAAGCGGTCAAAGACGTCATGCGTAAGTTCATCGAAGAACGCATGGCTTTCTACAAGGCGAACTTCAAGGAGTTCGAGAAGACCTACTTCTACGCCTTATCGATCTTCCAGCGAACTTTGCATGGCGGTCAAGATGTCATTGCCTTCAAGAAGTATCAGGGCTATATCTCGACCATCCGTCAAGGATACGATCCGAAGACCATGAAGGACATGGTCGCATGGTGTAATCACTACGAGAAGTCCAGGATTGCACCGACGCTTCCACGGGATCTGAAAGTGGCGTTCCTGGATGCACGGTCCGTGGTGAAGTACATGGACCTGAAGGTGCAAGGCGAAGCACTGGGTCGCGTGCTGGGGAAGATGCGCAGCCAGTGTCACGTCGACATGGTGCCGTACGTGGGACTGCCTAAGCTGATCGATGGGTCACTCTCGAAGACGGTGATCTTCACGTCTTATGTGCAAGTGGTGAAGACCTGCGACACGTACTTGCAGGAACAAGGCTATCAGCCGTTGCTCGTCTATGGTGACACCAACAAGGACTTGAAGTCGATCATCAATCGATTTGCTGAGGACGAAGACTTGAACCCGCTCGTGGCGACGTTCGATTCTCTGTCCACAGCGGTACCGCTTACCATGGCGTCCACTTCTGTCTTCATGAACTCGCCTTTCCGGGATCATGAGTACAAGCAAGCGCGGGCTCGAACAGCACGTCTGGGACAGAAGTATCCGTGCACGATCTGGAACGTGTTCCTGGACACGAATGGGGAGCCGAACATCAGCACCCGTTCGAACGACATCATGAACTGGTCGCGTGAAATGGTAGCGTCGATGATGGGCACCAATAGCCACAGTCTGGATGTGGCGCTGGAATCGTTCAACGACGGTAGTGAAGTCCAAGACGACGATAAAGTCGAAGTCGATGGCTTTATTGCACAACCCAACTGGATGCAGTGGTCATCCTTCTAAGGGAAAACAATGTATCCGATTGCTCGCCGTACTCCGGCGCTCGAATGGGCGCTTTGGAAGACGTTCGACGACGGAGCGAAGAAGATCGACGTGAACAAGCTGGATCAGGGGAAACTCCATCTCCTGTCCAGCCAGACCGAGTTGCTTAAAGCGCTCGATAACTGGATCTTGTCACCCGATCGGAACCTCCTGCCTTCTCTTATCGAGTTGGCCAAAATCGTCAACCGTCTCTACAACTTCAAAGAGCTGCAGCTCTATCGTGGCTTCGACATGAAGTTAGGCTACCAGGACAACATGGGTCTGTCCGGAACGCCAGAACAGAACAAGCACTACGAATACCGCTGTCATAGTCCGTTGTCTTTCAGTACGGACCTGAGCATCGCTCAAACCTTTGGTAGCGTGGTGGTCCTGACCCATCTCAACGTGAATCAGACTGACGCATTGGTGGTCACCGACGAGTTGGCGACGTTGGTGTGTCAATTGCGCAACATCGCTCCGGAAACGCAGAAAGAAGTCATTGTGTTTCCGCCTGCTGTGGTCAAGTTCGAAGTTATCGAAAAATAGAGGTTTTCATGAAACGTATCAAATTGGGCAACATCAGTCTGGAGTCGTTCGATCAGGCACCGACTGGTAATGTCGTTGCACCGACAGCGCAACCTCCGCAACACGAGCAACCGATCACACCGACCTCGGGGTATTTCGAGACACCGTTCAGTGGTCAGGAGAACTACGCTGCCGAGCGTTTCCAGCAACGGGCATTGGAAGCCATCGCCAAACCGCCGTATCCGCTCCGTAAGGCGCTGGAAAGCGATGCGGTAGTGGTGGATGAGGACGAACTCGATCAGTTCGTCCTGCAGGCCAATAGCTTGACGACCATGTTGGATGAAACCTCGGGTGTAGCGCTCGAAGGTAAGCAAAGCGCCAGTGACATCGCCAAGAGCAAGATGCACCTGCGCTTTAAGAAGCTGAAGGATGGCTTCGTCGATACGTTCCGCTCGGCTGCAGGCATGGCGGCCAAATACGAGAAGCAGCTGGACGAGCTCGAATCGGAAATCCTCCGCGGGCACGTTCACGGCCAGATCAAGGTGAACATGTCGAACGTGTGGCAGCACTTCTCCGACGAGAAGGGCCCCGTCACTCACAACCTGATCGGCAAGGTGAAGGAAGACCTGGAGTTCTCCAAATATATCCTCACCGACT